GGGGTTGCCGAGCCATGCGATGTACTCGTTGTCGCTGTAAGCCTCGCGCTCCTGCGCTGACACGGTCTTGTGTCCCTTCAGTTCTGCGCCCTTCATGAGGAGGGCAAGCAGACTCTTCTTGTACTCCTCGAGGTAGGTTCGATGGGCCCTCGCGGTGGCATACCCATCACACATCTTCGAGTACTCGTCCAACACCTGATCAATGTTCATTTCAGTACCAACCTCCCACTCTCCACGAGCCACCCGATCGTCTGTCGGTGTGCCTCTTCCCAGAACTCACGACGCTCCTGCTTGCTCCACTTGCAACCCTGGTCCAACTCCATGTGACAGGTGTAGCAAAGCGATGCGCTGCGGTAGTCGTGTGCCTTGATGCTCTTGCCCTTGCCATCACGAAGCTGGTTGGAGTGCGCTGCTACCACCGTCCCATCGTTGTGCTTGCCGCACCCGAAGCACACTGGCGCCTCACGCAGAACCTCCAACCACTTCTTGCTGCGGTAGTTCATGCTTCGATGTACCGCTTGCGCACGGGATACTTCGCCTTCGGCGGAACGAACTCAGTGCCATCGACAACAGGGTGCAGCTCACTCCAAGGGAATGACAGGAACGAGCCGTCCTCGAACCAGATGTTTACCTTGTCGTTGCTGAAGATCCAGCAAGCCCAGATGTTCTTGCCAACCTTAGGCTTGAGGTAACCGCCCATCTTTGACTTGTCGGTGGCGCATGGGCGATCGAAGATGCGCACCTCCGAGCCACCTCCTGCATTCACACCAAACTCTGCAGCGCACACGTCTCGCGCCATTGCGTAGAGGACAATGCCTACACCAACGATGTAAGCCGCCAACATCAAGACCGCAGTGAACCAGCTACAAATGCGCTGCATGATTTCTCCTATCGCTCGAAGAGCTTTGAGAAGAGACACTTCGATGCAGACCTATCGGTCACGAAGCGTCTGGCAAGTTCAGCTTGCGTAACCTTCTCAGCAAGTAGCTGTTCTGGTGTAGCGGACTGAACGACTAGGTCGCCTTGCTCCTTAGGCACTAGCATGTAGTGCGCGATAGGAGTTCCGGCTTTGATGAGGGTGTCCCCCTCGAGCACGTGCCACTTGAACTGCACGTTCATCTGCGCCACACCGTACTCTGCCGAGTAGAACCCAGGCACAGTGGTGAACCGACGCTCATTGGAGTAGGGCATTGGACCTTCAAGAAGGTAGTAGCCCTTCGGCACGATGCACCGCCAAGGCGTATGCAACTTGATCAGTGTTTGCAGCGAGTCATCGAACCCGCCGAAGAACTTGGCGAACTGCTCTGGCGGGTGGTAGCCAACCATGTCACCTACTGACTCTGGTGACATTGCCCTTTGATTGGCGGGTGTCTTCCAGTTGAACGATGACTTGTCGCCATTGGTGCTGATCACAATGTCCTGCCATGTGGTCATCACCCATCCGTGACGCACCAAGTTGTAGATGCCTGGGCACTTAGCCACGTGGACCAGCTTGTCCATGCCGTAGGCTGGATCCTTCTTCTTCTCCGAGTAGTCACGCACCGCTGTGTCCATCCAACCTGGCCTCACCTTGGAGGCAGGAAGGATGGGTGCAAGCTGTGCAATCTCAGGGGTGAGCGAGAAGAACTCAACCTTAGGCTTTCGCTTGAAGATCATCAGTCTTCCTTTTCCATGAAGGAGTGACCTTGTTGCTCTTCAATCTTGTCGATAACCCAAGCTCGAGTCATCCGTGCAGCCACCATAATCTCGCTCAGGTGTGGCAGGACTTCCTCGTATCGCTTCTCAAGCAACAGGTCGTGAGCGGCCTTCTCAGACTGTTGGATCTTGATCATGTACGGTGCGTAGTCAAACAGTTCCATCTCTTCTCCTTACTTGCCAGTGCTACCGAACCCGCCCGTTCCACGCTCAGTGTCGGTTAGGTCTTGCACCTCAACGATCTCGACCTTGGGGACGGGGATGACCATGGCTTGCGCGATGCGATCGCCAGGTTCGATGACGAACAGATCTTGGGAATCGTTCATCAGTCGCACCATGACTTCGCCTCGGTAGTCGGAGTCGATGACACCGACGCAGTTACCAAGACGCACGTTGCTGCGGAAGGCATGGCCCGAGCGCGAGTACACCAGCATCACGTAGCCATCAGGGATCTCCACTGCGATACCAGTGGAGACGGTGGCAGCTTTGCCACCTGGGATGATTATCCCAACGCATGCGTGTAGGTCAAAGCATGCAGCGCCATCAGTCTGGTACTTAGGCGGGATGGCATAGGGCACAAGTGGTTTGATCTTCAGTTGCATGGCCGTCTCCTAGCGGTAGTAGTTGGCGTTGTCGCTATAACGCCCAGAGGTTGGGTCCCAACGCAGGAAGGCTGTGCCGCGCTTGCCGAGCCAACGGCTGCGAATCTTCTGCACGTGGACTTCGTTGGGGGTGTCGGGTCTAGTCGGATCACGGTGGACAGCAATGATGTTGTCCGCCTTGTTGTAGAAGTGAGCCGAGCCAGACACCGAGTAGCCATCGGGTACCGGATAGGTACCGTGGCTGTCCTTCATAAGCTTGGAGGGGTGCGCCACCAACCAGATGTGGACGCCTTGCTCCCGAGCGAACTTGCGTAGCGTGGTGAGGAAGTGAGAGACGTACTCCGTCTCGGCAATCCCTTCCTTGCGCCCGATGTGCTCGAGCTCGTTGTACGGGTCGATGATCAGACCCTTCATGCCGTTGCGCCTGACAAGGGTGCGAGCCTTCTCAAGGACGGAGTCCAAGGTGGGACGCTCGGGCAGGATGAAGTGGAAGTGTTCTGCTACCCAAGAGGTAGCGTCGTAGAACTCATCCTTGGTGCAGTTGGCTTGTCCGTTGTGACGGATGCGCTTGCCCATGCGCTTCTCGATGAGCTTGGCTGCATGCCAGTCGATCGGTTGGTTCTCCGGTGAGCACACGCCGAAGACCCAGCCAGCTCGCTCTGCGAGGTTGACCGCCAAGGCATCGAGCCACTCGGACTTACCCATCGAAGGGATGCCAGTGACTAGAGTCCATTGGCCAGGGCAGGGCATGTACAACTCGTTGAGGCTAGGCCAGCCTGTGTCCTCGCCCTGTGGGAGACCGCCCTCGATGATCTGCTCCAGATTGTCCACGATGTCGTAGACAGAGAAGACGCCATCCACAGGAAAAGGACTGGCTGCATTGACGCACTCTTTGAGTGCGCTTGCGCCGTGCTTGATGAGTACCTCGTTGGCGTCCTTGCAGTCCTCTGGCCATGTCACCTTGAGGCAGCGCTCACGCCCAAGACGACGGGCCAGCTCTTCCTCGAGCTTCTTGCCAGGGGCATCGGAGTCCACCGCAATGACGAAGGTCTTGACCTCATCGAGCTTGGGGTCGTTCAGGTAGTCGAACTTCGTGTCGTAGTTCTTAGACTCCGGAGCAGGAGCGCCATCGGGAACCGAGATGGCGTAGGGGAACCCTGCCACCTCGAGCGAGAGCGCATCCATCTCCCCTTCGGTGATGATCGTGATCGGGCCAACATCATCGATCTTGTACAGGCACTTCTCTGCACCGCCGACTTGGCGGAAGTTCTTAGCGCCATCCCTGTACTTGACGTTCACCACCTCGCCGTCACGGTAGTAGGGGAACGCCACAGCCCTGACCTCGTCCTCGACTTGAGGCATCCACACGGTCTCGACTGAGACCTTGTTGCGAAGCAAGACATCGTTGGTGATCCCGCGGCTGTTGAAGAACTCCACGGCTTTGCCAGAGAGCGCCTCAGGCTTGAACTCTGGCTTGTAGTACGTGCGGTTCTGCGTGAGCTGCGGACGGTTGTGGACGCCCTGCAGCAAGCCGCCACTCCACCCGCAGTGCCAGCAGTGCCATGCGCCCTTGATCGTGTTCACGTTCAGGCATGGGTAGTTTTTCTTGCGCCGTGTGTGAGAACACTGTGGACAGGTGACTTTGACTTCCTCACCTGACTTACCTCCAAGTTCAATCCCATAGTCAGAGAAACTCTTCACTAACTCACTCTCCCTTTACTTACTTATCTCTATCTGCGCCCTTCTATAAGGGCGCAGAGATACAAACAATAACAATCTCTGTAGTTATATATACAACCACATTCAGTCCAGTTGAATGTCATTATTGTACGAACTAAGTCTCTGCTTCACTGGATGTTTGACAAGTTAGCACACGGTGTTCTAGAGTTGCAACTGTCATAGCAGTACTGTATCGTTCAACAGCACTGAACAAAGAACAGCACTACTTGACGTAACTCAGGAGAGAACTTTGGAAACGAACATCTACACAGACTTGGCGTCGATCAACGTCAACGAATATGTCGAGAAGAAGAACGGGTTGACCTACCTGTCGTGGGCGTGGGCGGTTGACCAGCTGCTGCGTCGTGACCCTGCTGCGCACTGGCACTACGAGTCCACGCTCGATGGCGTCCCGTACGTGAACATTGGCGATACCGCCATGGTGTTCTGCACGGTCACCGCCTTCGGCGTCACCCGCACGGCTCAGCTGCCGGTGATGGATCACCGCAACAAGCCCATCCCCAACCCCGATGCCTTCCAGGTCAACACCGCCATGCAGCGTTGCCTTGCCAAGGCGATCGCCCTGCACGGGATCGGGTTGTACATCTATGCGGGAGAGGATCTCCCGTTGGGAGATGAAGATGAGAACAATCAGGCGTCTGCTGTTCCTGCGAAGCAGGTGGCTAAGACTCAAGCACCTGCTGCTGCGGTTCTGGTAGGTGAGCCTGAGATCAAGACCATTACCAACCTCGCACAGAAGGTTGGCGTGGAGCTCTCGGCGATCTGCAATGCATACAAGATCGAGAGCATCGAGAAGCTGCCGCTGAACAAGACGGCAGAGGTTGTGGCCAAGTTGCAAGACAAGGCCAAGGCAAAGGCAAAGGAGTAATACATGGCTGCTTATCAAAAGCCGGACATCGAAGTCGTCGTCTTCAGCAACGATCGCAAGAAGCACGAGAAGGCCCCCGACGAGACGGGCACCGTGACCTTCAACAAGGCGGTCACCTTCCAACCTGGAGATCAGATGCAGATCTCCCTGTGGTCGCGCACCTCCAAGGGTGGGCGTGACTACAAGAGCGGCTCCATCGCTGAGAAGTGGGAGCCCAAGGGTGGCAGTGGTGGTGGTAACTACAACCGTCCTCAGCGTGACAACGGTCCCGTTGAGATCGACTTCTGAGGTGTCACATGATGGATCGTATCTCTGAAGCAGCACTCATCGGGTTAGCCGTGCTCGCTTTCTACGCGATGTGCGGCGTGGCCTTTGGCATCTTCGGTGGCATCACCTACGTGGTGGGTCGCTGGTTCGTCAATCTGGTCGCCTGACATGAACTTGACCAACACATTGGGTCTTCCTGATGCGTTCGTGAACGCGGTCAGGAACGACCCTTATGTTGGCGGCGGGGACATCTCCGTCACCAAGCTCATCGATGCACCACAACGGCGCGTCCTCTACAAGGAGTTCAAGGACTTCGTCGTCGAAGATGTCTCAGAGCGCGTGTGGTCTTTGATGGGCCAAGCCGTTCACACCGTTCTCGAACGTGCGCAGACCTCAGCACTCGTTGAAGAACGTCTGTACATGGACGTAAATGGCTGGCGCGTCAGCGGTCAGTTTGATCGCCTTCACCTCGGGGATAAGACCCTCCAAGACTGGAAGGTCACCACCACCTACAAAGCCAAAGGGGATGACTCGTGGGAGCGGCAGCTCAACATCTTGAGACTGCTCGCCCATGAGAACGGTTATGCAGTGGACAAGCTGCAGATCGTTGCAATCCTTCGCGATTGGCGGCGCAACGAAGCAAAGCGTAATCCTGAGTACCCACAGAGCAACGTGATCGTCATTGATGTCCCATGTTGGGACCTCGATGAGACGCGTCGCTACGTTCAGGAACGCGTTGCCATGCACCAACAGGCAGAAGCCGGAGAGATTCCCCGCTGCACCGACGAGGAGCGTTGGTATGCGGGGAGCACCTTCGCGCTGATGAAGGTTGGTGGTAAGCGCGCCATCCGCGTGGTTGAAGAACGACAACAACTCGGAGAACCAGAAGATGGTTACTTCATAGAAGAGCGCAAGGGTGGCTACCGCAGGTGCGAGGAGTTCTGCGAGGTAGCACCCTTCTGCAAACAGTATCAGACCGAGAAAGGATCTTGAGATGTTGATGTCAATACAAGAAGCAGCGAAGTACTTGGGACTTGCAGAAGAGTCCGTGCGCTATCTGGCTCGTGCCAAGCGCATTCCGTGCGGCAAGGTTGGCCGTCTGTGGCGCTTCCACAAGGAAGACCTCGATGCGTTTCTGCGCAGCCAATACCAACAGGGAGAGGAAGATGAGCAACAAAGCCAAGACGCAAGTCCTTGAGCAGTTCACGCGTGACTGGTGGAACCTCCTTGTCGATCACAAGGAGGAAGTCCTTCCGGTTGACTGGCTGATCGTGATCGGCACCATGACTGGGATGCTCATCGATTCCTGCACGGAAACCGAAGAGGAAGCCGCGGAGTGTCTCGGTCACTTCAACACGATCGTCAATGGTGTGGCAGAGCGCTTCGTCAACAGCGCAGCTGTGCCTCCTGTCCACTAGGAGACATGACTTGAGGACAATCAACATCCCCAACGGTGTGTCTCTGTTCGTCGCGATACCAGCTTACGACAGCAAGCTGTTTGGCGATTGCGCAATGGGCCTAATCAACCTTGCAATGAGTTGTCAAGCAAGTGGCATCAAGCTGGAAGTTTCGGCTTTGTACAACTCATGCATTCTGACTTGGGCAAGAAACGAACTGGTGCATAAGTTCTTGCAAACGGACTGCACACACATGCTGTTCTTGGACTCTGATATTGGCTTTGATGCAATGGATGTGTTCAGGATGGTTGCTGCCGACAAGGACTTGATTGGCGGCATCTATCCGATCAAGGAGATCAACTGGAGCTTGGTTCACGAGGCATGCACGTCAGGTGTTCCCGCGGATCAGATCCATGTCTATGCAACTAACAAGTTGCCAACAAGGTTCAGCCAACCAGTTGGACATGGAGATGAACCAGTTGAGGTAGACGGTGTTGCAACAGGATTTATGCTAATCAAGAGGGATGTCTTCACTAAGCTCACTAAGACCTTACCTTCATACACAGACGAGCAAGGCGTTACCGGAGTAGTTGACTTCTTCAACACTTACATTGATGAGGAAGGGTACATGTGGAGCGAGGACATGAACTTTTGCAGACTCTGGATGAAGGCTGGAGGTAAAGTCTATGCAGCACCATGGACGAATCTTTGTCATTGGGGTTCGCACAAGTTCGTTGGCCATCACGGTGGTGTGATGCCTTGGGCTAAGTCCAAACAGACGACATTGATTGACGGGGGAGAAAAGGATGCGGTTGTCACCAGTTAGTTTTGTAAGAAGCTGGCTTGCACTCAAGCGCAATCATCTGTTCTGGAACATGCACCGCGATGCCACCGCAAAGGCTATCGCCTCGCTGCAGGATGACTTGGTGATGTACATGGAACCCAAGAGCCTGTACGAGAAGGGGTGGAATGACGCCATGAAGTCGGTGTCGCGTACGCTGAAGAACTATCACCGCTGCGGGGTGATCGATTGAGCGACAACAAGTCCACCAATCCCAAGGACATGGTCGGTGTGCGCAAGGCACCGATGTCTACCGTACCTGCAAACGTCCTTGCAGAGCTTGGCGTTGCCATGCTCGAGGGTGCTTGCAAATACGGTCGTCACAACTATCGCGCCTCAGGGGTCAGAGCCTCTGTCTATTACGACGGCACCCTGCGCCACTTGATGGCTTGGTGGGAGGGTGAGGACATCGACCCTGATTCGGGTATCTCGCACATCACCAAGGCGATTGCATCGCTCACGGTGCTGCGAGACGCGATGATGCAAGGCATGGTCACCGATGACCGTCCGCCTTCTGCCAAGCCGTTCTACTACGAGCTCAATGGCAGGGCAGGGGAAGTGATAGACCGCTACGCAGACAAGGACCCGCGGCACTACACCATCGCTGACACCGATCAGCTATGACGCTGCAGATCATCGGGGTTGTGTGCGCCGTCTTTGTGGCGGCGTTCACCTTCCGCGTCTACAACAGCGCGGATCAGGGCACCGGCCAGACTAGGCGTCAATCCATCATCGAGGCGTGGGTCAACATCGCCATCGGATTCTCGGTGAACTTCGTAGCCAACCTGTTCATCCTTCCGATGATCGGCGCGAGCTTCACCCTTGGTGAGAACTTCTGGATGGGATGGATCTACACAGCGGTGTCGGTCATTCGCCAGTACGCCATCCGTCGTTGGTTCAACAACAGCATTCAACGAGCCGCTGCGCGGCTTGCGGGGAGAGGAACGTGAGAGGACTCAGGATATTTATCGGGGACCTGTGGATCGGGTTCGTGCTGCTTGGCGCAATCATTGGTGCGATCGCACCGGTGGCGGTGATCGTCTACATCTTCTACGAGCTGTTGCGATGAGGTGTCCCAAGTGCGACGGCGCAACTCAAGTCGTTGACAGAAGGGGACAGCGCAGAAGAAGAGAGTGCAAGGCGTGTGGGCATCGGTTCTCCACCATGGAGATACTGGCTGATGAAGCGAAGAAGCTAGCAGTGCCCGTTCAGCAGGAGGCCAAGCTTGAGCCTAAGCCCAGACCTAAGCCTCAACCTAAGCAGAAGTTCAGTGTGCAGAAGGCTGCATCGGCTCGCAGAAAGATCGAAGACTTGAAAGACCTAGCCTTCCTCGAGGACGACTATGACTACGACTACATACCGGAGAAGTGGTGATGGCATTTGAGAACGTAGACCCATCCGTGTTTGACCTGTGGTTCCGCAACTTCCGTCTGCCACCGACTACCGGTCAAAGGGTGGTCGTGCTTGGCAAGGCTTGGTCGGGCTGTTCAGACAATGACGAAGCTGAGGAGGAGGTCGAAGCTCCGACTAAGTTGGTGACGATGGACTCGGTGCATGAAGTGTTGCGCAGCGCAAAGGAGCCGCTCTCCGCAACCGGAGTGGCGAGGCTGATGAACTGCTCCAACCATTCCACCTCGCAAGCCATCCGCAAGCTGGCCAAGAAAGGACGCGCTGTCTGCGTTCGCCAGACGAGCAAAGAGAAGTTCTGGGTGGCGCTATGAACCGCGATGACATCATCCGTATGGCTGTTGAGTGCCAGTTAGTAACTACATCAAACCGTGACGGCGTTTACATGGCCGCGCTGGAACGCTTTGCTGAACTGGTCGCCGCTGCGGAGCGTGAGGCTTGCGCGAAGGTGTGTGAGGAAACCACTGCCGCTTGGACACAGCAGGTTTACAACGGCGCTTGCATGGACTGCGCCGCAGCTATTCGTTCGCGTGGCGAGCCATGAGTATCCACGGCTGTCACAACCGCAAGGACTTCCTGCCCACGCTTCAGGTGCAAGACGGGTGGACGCCAGACGGCAGGAGGGTGATGAAGACAATCCCCTTCACCATGGCGCGGGAGTGCATGTACGACTTGAAAGGAGAGGACACCGGCTGCAATGGGTGTCGGCACAGAGATGAAGCGGCTATCTGAACTGTCATCGCTCGAGGACCTCGAGCAGGAAAGCATCTGGATGGAGCAGCTGATCAAGACGCAGCAGAACCTCTACGACCGCGTGATGGAAGGGGTGGCTCTGGCCAACAAGCAGAAAGAGCGCAAGGCGCTCTACCAGAAGTGGCGTGGGATCTACGGCGATGACCTGGCCAGACAGTACGCCAAGTGCATCGAGGCGATCTTCGAGGGCAAGGCCAAGCCTAGTGACTACGAGAAGTTCAATCACAGAGACCGCAGGTAACTCAACATAACTCGAGATAACTCGAGATAGATTCTGTTATACTTTCAAGGCGGTCTTTGGTGGTTGGCATAGAAGGAGAGTGATATGCCGATCTACCTCAGAGGCAAGACGTGGTGGTACTCCATCACGATCAACGGCAAGACGTATCGCAACTCCTGCAAGACGCAGGATGAACGTCAAGCCCAAGAGAAGCACGACATGGAACGCGCTCGCCTCTGGCGGGTATCAGTGATCGGCGAGAAGCCGCGGCGCACTTGGCAAGAGGGTGCCGATCGGTGGATGAAAGATCACGAGAGCAAGCGCTCCAGACGAGACGATGAACGCTACCGTGCCTTCTGGGACGAGCGCTTCAAAGAGCTCGAGCTCGTGTATCTCGATGAGATCGAGCCCGATGTAGTGGGCGACATCGTTGATGAGTTGGGTGAACGGGAGAACCGTTACGGGGAGCCGATCGCCAAGGCGACGATCAACCGATACCTCAGCTTCTTGAGGGCGGTGATTAACTCCTGCGCTCGGAAGTACATGTGGCTGCAATCGCATCCCGTCTTTGCGATGTTCGAGGAGACGGAGCGGCTGCGCTACCTCACCCATGACGAGCTCTTCCGCCTGTTGGACGCGCTGCCCGAGCACTGGCAGAACATGGCGCTGTTTGCCGTGTCCACCGGACTCAGGCGAGCCAACGTGTTTGGTCTGCAGTGGAGCCAGATCAACTGGCAACGCAAGACCGCCACGTTCCCTGGGTGTGTGATGAAGAACGGCAACACCTTCTCCATCCCGCTCAACGAGACGGCACTGCGCGTTCTACGGGGTCAGCAGGGGAAGCACGAGACGCTGGTGTTTCCGCGGTGGGATGGACTGCAGCACAAGGATGTCCCGCCGAAGATGTGGCGAGCAGCGCTACAGCAAGCCGCAGTCGATGACTTCCGCTGGCACGATCTGCGTCACACCTGGGCCTCGTGGCTCAGGCAAGACGGAGAGACGCTAGATCGGATTCAAGAGCTCGGTGGGTGGGAGGATCCATCGATGGTGCAGCGTTACGCACACCTCGATGTATCGCACCTTGCTGGAACTGCGAGTCGGATTGACCGACTGGTGGAACGTGCCGGTCGAGCCACTGTACATTCCTTGCACAGGGTGGCCTGACTGTCATATCGAGCGGGGCTAAGTACTTGATTCTTGGCTCCCCGACCTGGGCTCGAACCAGGGACCTGCGGATTAACAGGCTGGTTCGGGATGTGTAGTAATGCAGTTAAGTACTTGTTTCCGTTCAACGTGCCACCAAAGACCGCATAGCTTTACACTGCACAGTTGAGTACGATGACTGCACAAATCTAGCACAGGAGAGAAACATGGACACTGAGAGCATCATTCGCGAAGTCGAAGGCATGACCCAAGAGCAGAAGGACAGGGCTCTGGTCGAGCTCGTCCGTCACAACACCGAGCTGTCTATGACCATTCAGCGGGAAGTGGGGCGGGTCAGGATGACCATGGATGCCTTGATCCGACTAGCGGATCAGGCAGATCAGGGGGAAGACGTCTACCAAGACATCCTCCACCTGATCAAGCAGTATCGGGTCAATCCCCGATAGCCTGTTCCTTGAAGCCGGACTCAATAGCCCTGCTCATAAAGCGGTCGTAGACCTTCTCCATACGGGCCTTGAGCTCGTTCTTGCGGCGCACCTTCTCGGCATCGGGAATCTTCGGGTTGTCTTCGATCGCATTGATCGCAGAGCTCAACTTCCGAAGATCCTGATGCGTTGCGCTGTACACCGCATGCATCCTGCCAAGCTGCGGGAACTCCTCGCGGATCTCCTTCTTCGCCTCAGCTGAGATGTTGGGGTCAGTCAGACGCTTCCACTCGGTCTCGACCTTCTCTGAGACGCGGCGGTAAGCGGCCATGTTGAACCCCTGCGGAACATAGGCGCTGAACTTGTCCACGAAGGGCATAGGCGTCCGCTTGATGTCTTCCCCTGCCAAGGAACGTACACCAGTCGAGGCCAGCTTGTAGACCGTCGTAACGGCTCCTGGGCTGAATGCCTGGACCAGGTACTCGGCCTTGGCCGGATTGAACCCGAGGAACCCATCCTTGTACCGGTCACCACCGGTTGCGTCATTGAGGGTGTGAGCCAACCCTCTGGTGATCGGGGAGACGGAGTCGAAGTGCATGTACGCATCCGCCTCGTCGTACGGGGTGAACGGACCCTTCTCGCGGTAGATCGGCGCACCGTAGCGGTTCTGGTTCCAAGCCAGGTCGTTGATGGGCGTCAACACACTGGGCGAGACCACCGAGATCAGCTGCTTGTACCACTCGTCCTTCTCAAGGCCAGAGCCTTGCGGCATGAAGGCTTCCACGAATGCGCTGACACCGCGGCCAAGAGCAGTGCTCATGGGCTGTATGCCTTGCACGTAGTCGGCGAAGTGATGGCCCATAGCGTAGAAAGCGTTCCAGCCATAGGGCAGGGGGATCGAGCCACCAGGCATGTCGGGAATGATCACGATCGAGGTCGAGCGCTTGTAGACTGGGATCTTGTCCAGAGCATCCGGCTCGTCGTCGTCGTCTCCACCAGGGCTGTTGGCTCTGGCGATCATGTTCATCACAAACCCGAGCACGAACAGACCACCGGCCACAGCCGAGAACTTGGCTTTGTTCTCCTTGGCCAGGCGGTACATCTTCTCGGTGCCGTTGATGGCAGGACCCCAGAAGACGTACAGCTGGCGCAGGATGCGAGCACGGCCACGCATGTTGAAGTTGACCGTGATGTCCTTGGCTGCAAGTGCTGCCTCACTGGGCGACACACCGGTCTCGCGCAGAGCAGCATAGAGCGCCAGACGCGGCATGACTTCCAGCGGGGTGCCCATCATCTCGACGTAGTCGAGTACATCACGAGCGCTGCTGACGAAGCCTTCCAGCTTGTTCTTCGGGCCGGTGAGAGCCATCCGAATCTTGCGGGATACGTCCTCGAAGTTGCTGCGATCGAGGAACAGGGTGATGCCACCCTCCTTCTCCATCTCCTCGAGGTAGGCCATCATCTTGGCATCAGGCGTCTTGAGCCTGTTGCGCAGCCATGTCGCCTTGTTCTCTTCGCCGTAGAAGAAGTGAGCTGCAGCGTTCGCTGCCTTGCGCATGTTCTCGCGCATGAGAGCGACTTGCTCTTTGGTGATCTTCCCATCGGTGACTGCGTTGAGCAGCGAGGACTGAAGGTCACGCATTGCGTTGACCGGAATCCACTCAGGGTTAAAGCTGGTGTACATCCGGCCAATCAGGCGGGTAGCACGGCTGACAACGTCAGCGATCTGAGCGCCCAGGTTGTCTTCGGTGGGGATGCTGAACCCACCGTGGATGGAGTTGAAGAAGCTGCCGAAGCTGGTGTCGGCAAACTCCATGGTCACCGGACGACCACCAACCTTGGCGACCACCACGTTGTCGGCGTTGATGTAGTTGGTATCGCGCTCCGTTACTACCTCGTAGTTCGGGATCTCGCGCACCTTCCCTTGGAACATCGGGATCAGGTTGATCGAACCGTCCTGACGGAACAGCGCAGTCTCTCTGGTGGTGCCATCCTTCTGCACCTTGGTCTTGAACTTGATCACGTTCACCGATGCGAAGTTCGGATCGGGGTAGAGCTCGAGCATGTTCAGGATAGTGTTGAGCACTACGTTCTTCTGGCCGCGGATACTTACGGACTCGGCATCCAGAATCGCGTTCTCGATCACGCTGTCAGCGATGTTGCCATTGCCGCGACCAGTTGACCGACGAATGTCGGTGCCACGCACGTTGAGCTTGCGACCACCAGGAAGTTGACTGACGTCAACCTCACTGTTCTTGAGAGGCACGTAGTTCTTGTACTGGTTGAGCGCAGCGGCCTGATCTGCGGTGATCAGACCGGTGTTGTACATGTAGCGCACCTTGTCGCGGCTCAGCGCCTGCATACGAGCAGAGAGTGCCTCAAGGGTCTTCATGGCATCAGGGCTCATCTCCTGACGGATCTTGGCCAGGATCTCCTTGGCTTCCTTGTCGCTGATACCAGAGCCAGGGTTCTTCTCTTCAACGCCTGCAGCGGCTTGAGCCTGCTCCTCATTCATACCCTGCTTGCGCAGACGACGAACCACGGCATTGCGCTCAGGAGCGTGGAGTGCCATCAGGTACCAGTCATGGACGGG